AGGACTAGCAGCAGGAGTTAATAAATCATAAAAATCATCTCTAGTAAATACTTTACTATATGTTTTATCAGGAGTAATAACTTCTACTTTTAGAGATATTTCTTTAGTAGGATATTCAACATCATCAGTATAGAAAAATGCAGGTATTGTCCAATTATCACCACTACCGTTATTCCAACCAAAATTACCGGTAATAAATTCAGTAAGATCACGAATAGTTAATATTTTTTTATCATTATATAGTTTAAGACCAACTTTAAGTGTTCCCATAATATTAAGTTTATTAATTAAAAGATTAGGAAGTTGATTATGATGTTTATGTTAAGGGCTAGAACCCCTGTAATAAGAGAAATGTGCTGCCGTTGCGTTTGCCAACTTTATCATTAATAACATCATTACAACAACCATTAAATAAATAATGGGTGATAGCATTACACTACCACCCACCACCAATTAAACAATTACCTATGACAGTAACTTATCCACGTAGAGTTGCAAACAAATCTGCCCAAGTAGTAGTAATAGTTCCTGTAGGATCAGGAGTTTGACCATCAGGATAACCAAAATAACTATCGTTATATTTAGTAACAGAACTTCCGTCATTAGAAGTATAACGCTGTTCACGATAATGAATTATTTTAAATAAAGCATAAGTAGAACCAGGATTAAGACCATAATCTTTAGTAAACAATGGGGGAGCACCATCCATATCAAAAGAATAATTACCATCAGCACCAGAAACTTTTTCTATATACTTAACCATTTCTTCGTAAGTAATAGCATCACCATCTTTAAAACGAGTAGTAACATTTCCGTTTTTACCTTCAAGGTAACCTGTTCCAATTGTAGATACAGTAGTTCCGTCAATTACTTCAAAAGTAAGAGTAGCAGCACCGGCAGCATGATTAATACTTTCAATCCAATCACATTCAGCTAAACGTGCAGCAATAGCATCATAAACATCAGCAGCTACACTATCATCATCAACATAAACCTCAGCACTAAACTCACGTCCAGCATCATAATAAGGCATATCATTGTTAAGAATTTTATAACCTGTATGTAATCCTTCACTAAGTGTAGGTAAAGTCATATCAAGAGAAATCTCTTGACGAGCAGCAGCTTCAGTAGTATTAGGAACACGATAAGTAAAACCGTCTTTAAGAAAACCACCGGTTCTCTGAATTTCACCATTATGTTTAGCCCAAAGATAAATATTTTCATCACGTTTACCGTCACCACTAATAGTTCCATCTATAAGAACTACATTATCATTACTATAACCAAAGATAACACTACCTTCAGCTAGTTTATGAATATCAGATGCAGCAGTAATATCATTTCCACTACCGTCAACACCATATTGAACATCTTTTCCAACTAATATTAAATTCATAATTATAATTTTTTAAAGTTTAACTCAAAAGTAAATTTTCATTTACAATTACAGGGTAAGATTTATCATCAATTCTAGCAGATATTTTTTGTGCAGTTTGATTGACAAGTTCATTAAGAAAATCAATACTTTGTATTTCACAACCAATATCTAAAACAGAATTAATAAACTTAGGTTTCCTATAATATTCAGGAATAATACCAAATATTTCTACGTTATCAGGAATATTAAACTTAATATGATTATTACCGATAGTTATAGTAGGTGATGTAATTTTAGTCTTAGCAAAGAAATGATTATTAATATTATCTTCATCATCAGACTTAATAATACGACAACTAACTATTTCACCATTTTCATAATCATCATAAGTATCTGTATTTGTATATGCAAAACTAGTATCTATATTACCTAAATGAAAAATAATATTACTATTTTCATTAAATGGTAATTCACAAATATTACTATCAATAGTAATAATAAATGAATTAGATTTATAAATATCACCAAAACGAACCCATTTAGCACTAATACCTTTATATGAATTAAGTATTTCAAGAATGATAGGAACAAGCATAAACTTACTATCATTTTGATTAAATTCAGGTATCGGTTTAGGAACAATGGCTCTATCAGAAACATCAAACAAAGTTGAAGTATCTAATGAAATAGTAAAATCAGAAGTATAATCAGATATAGTATTTGCATCAACAAACGGTATTACATAAGTATTAACCGTAGAATGAGTAGTTAATTTATCAGCATTAATTAACGCTTTGATTTTAATCATACGAAAATAATCTTTTGGCATATCAATAAATGCAGCATTAAGAACAGAATTTCTACGATTTGATAATACAGGTAAAATCGGACTTTCATTAACTTTTACAGTTTCAAGCATATCCATAGCACGTTGTGAATATTCAAAATAACCTCTATCAAGTTTAGGATTAGGATCTATAATGTTATTAATTAATTGAAACATAACTTCATTAAGAACCCAATCCTTTTCTTGAGGTTTGATTACTTGTTTGCTAGCACTATTAATACGTTGTAAAGCAATATCAATTCCAATATGTAATTCCTTAACAGTAGAATACATGGTATTATAATTTAATATTATTTAACTTACCCTTAACTTCATTAGCTAGTTTAGCATTATCGTTATTATTTAAGAAAGCAACGGCTTCTTTAACAGTTTTACCTAAAACTTCACCGTCAACAGGATTACTAATAATTCCGCTTTCAATATCACGATTAAGAATTTGATAAGCAATTAGTTTTTCAATATAAGCTATTTGCTGTAAACTCTTATCTTCTGCAAGTCTTATAAACTCATTAGGTTTAGAGTTTTTAAAGTTTTCAAGTATTTGTGCTTTTTCACTAGTAGTAGCATTACTAATACTATCACCATATCCAGCAGCAAATAAAATAGTTTCAACTTTATTTTTATCTTCTAATAAGTTAATATAAGTCTTAGTTGCTTTATTACGTAAAGCAAACAGAATTTCTTTTTCTTTTCTAGCTAATGTATCATCATGTATATAAAACCTAATGTTTTTACTTTTATTAACATCATCAGGTTTATTTGCTACATCACGATAATTTTCACAATATCTCCACAAAACATAATCTCTTACGTTAATAGGAGTTCCAAATTTCCAACGATTATCTACTTTAACTTTACTTTCGACTATATCTGCAAGAGTTTTATCATCACGTCTTTCAACTTTAAGTTCATCAAATAAACGTTTAATTGCAGCTTTTTTATCAGAAGCATTAACATCGTATATCATACCAATTTCAAGAGGAAGTCCTTGTTCAGGAACATGAACAGTTAAATCATCAAACCAATTACTAAGTTTAGATATAAAGTTAGGATTAGTTGGTTGAAGTCCTAGTTCTCTAGGCATATAACTTTTAAGTTCATCTTCTTTAAGCATGATAGCACGTTTACCTCTAATAGAAGCTCCGATATGTTGATTACCTTCTTGCAAAACAGCTTTATTAACAGCTAAAAATAGACCACCGTATTTACGATAAATATGTATTATTTTACTAACACTTTCCATAATAATATTGTTTATAATTTATAATTTATTTTACACATTACTATTACCAATAACAATATCAATTACAATACAGATTGTAACATGAAACAATTAGCAGTATTAGCAATATCGATACCTTTAGTAAATAGTTTTTCATAACTTGCTTTATCAACATCAGTAGATAGTTGAGGAAGTAAGTCAGCAGCAACACCCCAAGATGGAGGTATAGGAGTAATACCTTTATATACACCAACAAGTTCTTTACGACCTTTTTGATATGCCATTTTAATATTACGTTCACCATCATAAACAGAGTGATCAAGTAATATACCTGTATGAGAAATCATAGGTTTACGAGTTCTAGGATGAACAATACCGTTACGTTTTTGAACTTCAGCAACAGAACCATTATTAAACAAAGCAAGAGGTTTAATAGTAATAGTATTACCTTTAACATCACGATATTGAGTAAAGTTATTACCATAAGCAAGAGCACCTTCTGTTCCGCTAATCATTTTTTCACCCATAGCAACAGTAAATCCACTAGCAGCTATATCAGCTTTGATAGCATAATCGAAATCATCAAGAAATCCATCACCACCATACATAACTAACTCAAGAGTTCCATTGTCAGGTTTTTGATCACTAAGAACAGTCATCATGTTTTTAATTTTACCAAGAGTAAGACGCTCACCATAGGTATCATAATTTTGTTCTTTAACTTGTTCCATAACACCAGCACCTTCAGGAACTTTTTCACCACTAGCATAATCTTTCATCATTATACTACCATCAGCAGTTCTATTATATTTAGATAACCAAAGATGTTCTTCATTCATTTGATAAAGACTTACATCAAATTGACGCATCTCTTCATTAATCCAAAAATTAGTAGGATTACCATTCTCATCTTCAAATTCAATATCAACAACTTTGTTGGCATGATTACCAGCAATAGCTTTAGTATAACGTTGAATAGAAAGTTGATTAGCTAATTTACTTGGACCAATAACACTAGTCTTATTACCTCTTGAAAGTTGTTCTGCAACAGTAGGAGCAGTCATAACCCAAATCTTACCAGGTTGTAAAAGTTCAGCACTCATACCTTCTTCGGCAGTAGTAGCTTTAAGTTCACAAACAAATCTCCAACCACGACCAGGAACTTCAACTCCTTCAGTCATGATACGAGCCATAGTAACACCATCAGCTGCAATCAAACCAAAGTCACGAGTAAATTTATTAGTTTTAGCATATATATTAAAAGGAGTATATCCTTTACCAACTGTTACAGTAGGAGCATATTCAGCATATACAAGTTCATCAGTATGAGTAATTCTACCCATAATATCAAGTGTATATTCAATAGAATTAACCGGATTTTCAGAAGCATTACCCTCTTGACCCTCTGTAAGAACAGTCAAAGGAAATTTATCACTATCTTTACCCCATTTATAAATAAGTCTTTTAGATAATTTGTCAGGTTGAGCCAACATTAATCTAACAAGAGTGTTTTCGCTAGTATGAATACTATCGTCATATCTAGCAGTTGTTACATTTCTAATCATAATAACAATTTTTTAATTAATAGATTGATTAAATACGAATATTATTAACGTCAATCTTATTACCACCCATATTACGTTGTTGTTGTTGTCCACTACCAACCGCACCTTTTTTAGCTTTACGAATAAATTTTATATGTTTAGTCTTTGCCGAAGCATCAATTAAATCTTTATTATTATTACCTGTAAATAATAAGTAAGCATCTAATAATTTATCTTCTAGTTTACGACTAGTAGCATCAATTTCATATTGAGTTTTACCATCTTTAACAGGCATTGCATAATATGCTAAAAATTCATCACGATTACGTTGAACAACATTACCATTAGCATCTCTAGTTTTAATCATTGCAGGAATAGTAACATCACCTAATTTACCAGATGAAACTATACTCTTAACTTTATTAAATACTTCAAGTTGTCTTTGACGTTCTTCTTGTTGCTTAACAGCAATAGCTTGTTGTCTGCGAGTAGCTTGTTCATTAATACGACCATTAATAAATTCTAATTCAGCTTGAGCAGCAGCAAGACTTTTACCATCATCAATAAAGGCATTAGCAATAGTTTCAGCAACTTCACGACTATTACCTTTCATCATTTGACCTTTAATGATTAAATTACGGTGTGCATCAGTATTTTCTTCAGTAAGTTTAATATCTAAAGGTTTCTCACCAAAAGAAAAACCTTCCACAGAACCATTAAGCTCTATATATTCATATAGTTCTTTAAGTTCAGGTTTACTTTCAAAAATACTATTAAGAGCATTAATAGCAATATTCTTACCATAAGTATTAACAAGATATTCTTCACGTTTAGCAAAACCATCAACAGTAGGTTCAAATTCAACAGGATTACCATTAGCATCTGTTAATTCAAAACCGGTAAGTTCAGTAACTTTTTGCATAAGTGCCCCAACATCACTTAAATCAGTGTCCCCATCAGATTGTTCAGCAATGATACTCTCAACTTCTTCTCTAGTTTTAACTATATTACCGTCAGCATCAATAGCTTCACCATTTTCATTAATAGTTAGCTCAACATCATCGATAACAATAGCCTCAACATCTTCAATAGAAGAAACAGTAGGGTCTGCATTCAATTGATTAGCGAGTGATTTACGAAAATCAGTAGCACTAAGAATAACTTCATTCTTATCATTAAGAATATTACCTTCTAAATCAAAAGATTTACCACCAACAGCATTAATAATTTTACTTTTATGTTCATCATTTAATTTAGATATAAAATCGACATCAGTAATTTCATTAGATGTTGCGTTATTGATAATATCTTCATTACCGCTTACTAATTCAACAAAATTTACATCTTCGTTCATAACATTAACTTTTTTAAATTTACAATTCAATACAATATTAATAATAATTATAGTAATAACCAAATATATAATACATTAAACATTAATATTTGTTGTTTCTAATTGACTTTCAAGACTTTGTATTGTATCTTCTAATTCTTTAACTATATTATCAGTATCATCGGATACGGCTTTATTTTCTTTTAGTTCAGTCATTTTATAATCAATTAGTTTATTTTTTAGTTTAGTGATATTATCTTGAGTATTACGTCTATCTTCATGCTCTTCTTTAAGTTTAGCAGCCTCAATAACTCCTTTAGCTTCTGTTTGAGCATTTTGAGCTTCATTTTCTTGAGCTTCTTTAGCACGTTTTTGTTCAAGTTCTTGATAATGTAAAAGTATCTCTTTAAGTTTAGATAGATTTTCAGTATCAATAGCCTCAATAGCAATATTAAATTGACCATTTTGACTAGCACTAAAAGCAAGATCTTGTAATTTATTTAATTTATCATTTAGTTTAAGACTATTATCAACAAATATTCCATATTCAGTTTCACAATGCTCATATCCATTAATTTCAAAGAATTTAGTCTTACGATTACTAGACATATATTTACCTTTCTTACCATCAATCCAAGCAACTTTAGTAAAATCAATATCAGCCTCATAATCTTTACAACGAGCTTTATTAAATACTTCATTAATCATAGCACTACCAAGACTACTTCTCATAATAGCTTGTTCAGTAACATACTTACCAGATGTAGGATACATTTCACCAGCACGTTGAGGGTTCATATCAACAGCATCATTAGCAAGTTGTTTAGTTTCTATAATTAATCTACTAAGACTTTCAATATAATTATAGTCAGAAAGATCAATAGCTTTAAGAGCTTGAACAGCTACTGCAAAATTACTAACACTATCATCAGGAAAAGCAATACCTGAACTAGTCATACGATACAATTGTTCTTCTTGTTCAATATCATCACCGCCAAGCAGTCCTTTAGGAAATACAGCAATCTTACCATGATTTTTAGCAATAGCACGTTCTCTAGCAAGATAAAGAATATTAATAACTTTTTGATAATACTTTAAAGTTAAAGGAATTGAATGATTAGGAAATAAAGGCATAAGATTAATCTTACCTGTAATAGGAAGTTTACAAGCATAATTATTATTAATCTTATTACGTTGAACAGGTATTTCTTCAGGAGGAATATAAACACCTGTATAAATATCACCAATAGCATACATTACATATACAGTAGGAATATAATCAGTTTCTAGTTTAATATCACCAATACTTTCATCTAGTTTATAATCACGTTCAACTTCCATTTGTTGTTCTTTACCTAGAATGTCAGTATAAGTAAGAATTTTAATTTCTTTAAATGCTTTAAAGTAAAGTTTATCAACAGAGAAATGACCTTTTTTATTAAGAACATCTTTACGTTGTTCAGGCATATTATTACCTAATTCAGCACTATAATATGTAAGTAATAATTGAGTATCTACTTGAGTTTGACCTGTTTCATTAAATCTAGTATGAATATCTTTAAGATACTTCTTATCTTTATTAGTTAGCTTATCATTAAAAGCAGATAGTATTTCAGATAAAGTCATCCACTTTTTAATAATAGCACCGTCATATTCATCTACAAAATCAGCATTACTATAAATAAGAAATACTTGACTAGGATGTAATACTTCTTTAATAAGATCGTCATTATGAATATATCTATCAACAAAATATTGACCATATATTATCCAATAAGTATAAGCCTTTAGATAAGCATATTCATCATCAGTTGAATATTTAAGAAAATCAAGTAGTTCTTGATCTACAATAGCACGTTGATCTTTCCAACGAAGTTCAAACTCTTTAGCTTCTTGTTCAAGATTAATATTCTTATCTAGTTCATTAATAGGATTATCTTCTTGATTGACTTCATTAAGAGTTTCATTAAGCATAGCTTTAGCTTTCCTATCAAGTTGGGTAAGCATATACTCATTGAGACTATCTAAAAATTCATTATCTTCATTAGGTAGTTTAGAAATAACAGTAAAAGTATTAGTACTTTTAATATATTCACCAATAAATTTACGAACAATAGGCATTATAATATCCATATTTTTAAGGTCACCAGGATATTTACGAAAACGTTCATCAGTAGCATTATAAGGATTAAGTATCCACTTATATTCACTATTCTTAATAACACCATATAATAAATCTTCAATTTCAGCAATATCTTTAGAAGTATTACCAGCATACTTACGAAAGAAATTCATAATAGCCATATAATAAGGCTTATCATTTTTACGTTTATCAATCTCATAAAGATCAATAGCTTTAGGAGCATATACACTCATAACAACATTATTTTAATTAATACCAAGCACGTTCAAATATATTCTTAGTTCCACCTATTAAATTATTATTCTTTTTAGACTTAGGTTTAGTATTAGTATAAAGCATTTCTTTAATATCATACATACCTACAATAAGAGCAGATATTCTATCAAAGTTACCTTTAAGATTAAATTTCAAAAGTTCATTAAGTAAACCTTCATCATCTATATAATGAAACACATATTTATTATTACCAAATTCATCAACCCCAACTTTAGTATATAACCATTCATAAAGAAGTTCAAGTCCTTTAAGTCTTCGATTACTAGAACCAGCACCCATTGAAATACCAAAACCTCTACCTATACTACCTTGAAGTTTAACGTCCCAAGCAAAAGTAGGTTCACCGACAAGTCTATTAGTTTCTTTCCAATGTTTAAAATCTTGAATAACTTGTCCTCTATCATTTTCAGTCATAACCTTAGCATTATAAAATTTACTAAGTTTAAGAAGAAGTCTATCAAAATGTTCTTGTTTAAGAGGACGACCAATATAACTAGCAACTAATACATCACCACGACTATTAGTAACATTATTAGGAACTAAATAAATATATATAGTACCAAAACTATTATCTCTTGTTATATCTTTATTAGCATCTTTATCTACACCATAAGGGTCAACCCATATTCTATATAAATTATCAGGTATAGAACCATTGATTTTAATAGGTGCATGAAATAATCTAATAGAACCTAAATTATCACCTTTAGGATCAGGATGAAGTCTAGTAATATAAGGATGTATTTCTTTTTGACGACCTTGCGTCATTAACCATTCATTACTACGAAATACAATACTATCTTTAATAGAACTATTAGCAGCTTTAAATTCTTCAAGTATTCCGTCACGATAATAATTACCTATAACTTTATTCTTAACCGCTTTATAATGAAGTTCTAATTCTTCACTACTAAACATATTACTAGAACTACTTGCAAAACTATCAGCAGGAGTATTACCATATTGACCTTTAAAATCAATATAATCCTTTATTGTTTCAGCAGTATCATATTTAAGCCTATGTTCAAGTTCTGCAACTTTAATAGCAATCTTATAATCAGTATTACCATTTTTATCCATTGCAAGTTTACCGTCATATTCTCCTTCAAGACCCCACCAAAAAGGTTTATAAAAACCACAAATCTCATCACGTTTATTCTTATCCCAAACATTTTCAAAAGGCATAAAACGCCAACGTTTAGGATTACGAAAGTCACGTTCAAAATCTTCAGCAGTTTCACTATCACTGTTAACAGTTCCAAAAACAATAGCTTGACCTGTAACATAACTACCTGTTCTAAGAGTAGGTTCAGTTTGTGTCATAAAGTCATCAAAATTAGGTAACGTTCCACGTTCCTCAACTTTAATCTCATCACTATCTTTACCAACAGCAGCATTAGCATTATTAAATGTAGATACAGATACAATACCAGATTTATAACCAAATACACGTTTATATTTATCTCTATATCCTAATTTAATATCTTCTATGTTACGACTAATAACGCCTCTAACAAAAGGAGTTTGAGTTTCATAATAATCAATTTGATCAAGAGCCATATTAGCAATAGCATTACCTGTAGTAATATATTTTTTATCCCAAGCTACAAGTAAAACTGTTTTATTAGGAGTAAGATTAATAGTATTAGCAGAACCTTTACCTTCCATGTAACTAAATCCAGCACGTCTAGTTTTACAAACAATAACATTATAACCATTAGCTCTACTAAACTCTTTAACTTTATACCACCAATATTGACTATCAAAAAATCTAGGAAAACCTTTTTTCTTAATAGCAGTATGATTATTTTTAGTGCTATCAACATCTAGTTTAAGAATTTCAGAATAATTAAGAAAATTATAATGTTCGCCTGTTATTCTAAGATCATGAATACTACCATCAGGCATAAGTTTACAAGGAGCTATAAATCCATTCTTACGTCTATCTTCTTCTCTACGTCTAAATTTACGATGAGGAATACTATCTATCTTATCTTTAATATAAACACCATATTTCTTTTTATAATTAGCAGCAGGACTTAATAGATGAGTATCAATAAATTTAAAATTCATATTAAATAGAAACCCACCACTTTCACCAATAAGAAAGTCATTATCAGGATCAATATAACCAGCAGATGCAGCAGTTCGATATTTACTTTTATCTTCTGCAATATAATTAGCAAAGTCATCTACAGGTTCAAATACAAATTTCATAATATCATTTTTATTATTAAAACAACTCTTGCCGTTATTAGCAAGAGTTGTATAATGTTAATTATTAAGGAATTAATCACCCACAAGATTAAAAATAAATTAGCAATCGGTAAACTTAAAATTTATACTAACACTAATAATAATAATAACTAACATTGATTTAAACATGACTATACAAATGTATATAATTTTATTACAATATGCAAGCAAATATTAAAAAATCTTTAATTGTCTATTAGCAAGGTTTGTTTTAAAATGATAATCAAACATTAATGATACTTCTTTTTGATAATCATTAATAACATAAGTATCAACTCTTTCAGGTTCATCTTCTACTACAATATATTGTCCTTTATTATCAACTTTAGGCATACCATATTCATTAAGAACAAATGTATCTCTAATTTGAATTAGAATTGCACCTTTAAATTTAAAACCTCTATCAATAAGCATCTTAGCATAAGTATTAAGTTGTAATGAATATATCATACCATTACAATTATATAAATTATCAATAGG